AGGACAGTTTAAACTATCACTTGAACCGATAACCGCTCAAATCTACCGACTACGGCAACGAAAAAAGGACAACCATACCGGCTGTCCCTTTTCCTTAAGGAGAAAACAAAATGGGTTAACAAATATCTTTGTATGATCTGGACCGGGAAACATCGCGCAAGCGTTGCTCTTTTTCCTTAAGATCGTTTTCATCAAGAGTATCTAAATCTATAACTTCGCATTCAATGTTTTTATTTCTTGCGTAAATATTTGTAACGCGTCCGTTTTCGACTACTATAATCACTTTTGACATAATCGTTAATCCTTTCATGCTATTATTGTTTATGGGGACGGCTTACGGAATAATCACGATCCCCATCCTTTCACGGGCGGTAGGCTGACTTACTACCGCCTTTAACCTACACAAAATATCTCAAGTGCCAGGTCTTCGAGAAGTTCTTTTGTTTCTTCGTCTGTGTGTGATCTCATTTCGTTTCCCTTTCTAAATCTTGTCTGTTGTTAGAACCGTGTTCAAGTTCCCAATTGGTAGCAAGTCTTTCGCCACCTTCAAACCGGTAAACAGGAAATATTCCGAAATCAAAATGGTGAAATGTTCCTATGTAACCATCGGATGATTTAATGTATTTTGGATAATTTTTCATACGCTTTGCTCCCTTCACATATTTAAATAATTGTCGTATTCGTCTGCGGTCCCATCAAAATTATCAAGGCCCGCCAAGAGTAATAAACTTTTCATTGTTTCCAAATCGCCATTGTCAATGTAGTGTTGGCAATCTTCCTTATCCATTGTAGTGATTAAATCGGTTATAAAAATCGTTTCATCAGCTTCCGCTTTCGCTTCGTCTACCCAATAATCGTCATGTGTTCCAAGCAAAGTATGTTTGGTTTCGTCCGGGGAAACGTCTTCACCGTTAACCATACGGCGGGTAACTTCTCTAAGATCATCGATATCATCAGTTTCATATAATTCGTATTCGTAATAAAAATCTGCGGTAACCAATACTTTCATGTTTTCCTTTCTCGCCGGTATTACGGGACCGGCGGCCCGATCAAGTTAAACTGTCATCAAGTAATCGTATACATTCATAAAGGCGTTACATTCTCTGTCACTTGTGATAATGTCGTGCCGATAATGGGCAAAAGCTGTCAGGATCGCCTGAAAGCCCGTATTATTTGCTGACATTTCATCAAACCTATCAATTTGCGCTGCGCTTTCTGACTTTTTGCCTTCATACAAAACGCTGTATTCATCAAGAAAAAGTTTTGTAAGTGTTTTTAATTGGTTTTCGTTCATGTGGTTTCCTTTCCGGGCGGGAATAAATCCCGCCACAAATTACTGATTAATTACCATTGTTGCGCTGTCAATGAAGATATACTTTCTTTTGTCCGCGTGTTTGTGCTTTGCGTGCTTCATTATTTGCATTGCTTCTTCATAAGTGTGACGCCTTCTATAAATCGGGCTATAAGGTAAGAAAATATCCTTTTCGGCATTGTATGAATATGCTTTGCTCGGTCCGTAATACGCTACAAAATAATAAACTTTAGTCATTGTCGTGATCCTTTCTTTTGTGGTGGGCGGCACCAGGCCGCCTGCCTTGCGTGCTATTTGTTAATTGTTATTGTTTCGTAAGTCTTAAATGTATTAGGATTGTATATCTCAATTTCGACGGGATAATAACAAGACCAAAGCATTTTGTCGCGGATACTGTAAACGGCGATCCCGATATACTTTCTTTTGGTATATTCCGCGGCGATCTTTTCAAGTTTCTCAATCATTTCAAAATCGCGGTAATGTGTGCAAGTTTCCTTAAGACTGGCAGCGCATTTTTTCATATCCTTAACCAGAGATTTAAGCGGCTTAAGAGCAAAACGCTTTTTGTCTAAACAGGCGATAAAATCGGCCTTGCTTAAGTTAGTAGTCATATACATTGGCTCAATTATGTTTTTGTAGTCATCCGGTGATACTTCATAACCGGCGATCTTTTCAAATTCTTCTATTAACATTTTGTTTTCCCTTTCTGGCGGGCCGATCGCCCGCCGCTTAAATTATTTAAGAATGTATTTCTGTGCTTCATCCTGGTTTAAAAACTTGTTGATCTCTTTGATAATGGTTTCTTTACCGGCGAAATATAAGTGTTTAAATTCAAGGCCGTTTACCATTTGTCCGCGTTCCGCGTCCATACGCAAGCACATAAGCATGTAATCGATCCAGCCCTGACGGGTTAACAGTTCATAATCATCGTCAATAATGCCGTTTACATATCCCCAAAAGTATTGATAAATCATCTCATTGACTTGATCTTTCATTTTTTTATGCATATATTTACCTTCTTTCTGGCGGGTTTTAAGCGTTGCCCGCCGCGCTTATATACTTGTTAATGAATTTCGCAAGCGATCTTTTCAATTCGGTTATTCATGCATTGCTGGCAGTGTGCGCAATCAGCACATCGGCATTTATTACCGGTCCAATTTTTGAAACTGTCGACTGCTGTATAAATTCGGTAATTGTGTTTAGCGATCAAATCTAAATTTTCGCGGCTGGTATCGGCCCAAACACTTGCGATAAAAGCCAGGTTTTTGAATGACTTAACATCATGCTTTTCAAAGTACGGTAAAGATTTTGTGTAAGCGTGAAAAACAAGGTTATCAACGTTTTCAAAATGCTTTATGATCTCAATCCACTTATCAACATATTCTTGACTGTAAAAGTCGCCAGACTCATGAATTCTAAAGATGATCTTCTTTCCCTGGTAAGCGCGGCCGGAAATGATCTTTTCGATTGTGTAAATCATGTTAGCGACAAAATCATCACTTAACGACTCAATGTAATTTGCTTCACGCGCCGGTAATACTTGCGGATAAAGTCTTTCGGCTTTTCTTGCGTAACAGGATCGCTCACATAATGCTGTGCGATATGGGCAAGTTTTAATTGCGGGTAAATTCCAGATTAGAAATCTTACTTTATCGGTATTTTTTAATTTGCGGTTACCTTCACGGTTAACGTTTAACATCTTTAAAAGTTTTGTCATGATCTTGTGTCCCTTCTTTTGTTGTTTGCCTTGTGGCTTTCGTCTATGACATCATAGTACACTATGAATTCATAGAACGCAATATGTAATAATTCACAAAATCTATGACTTCATTTTGTGCATATTTCTATGGATTCATAGACAACAATGTGATATACTGAAAAAAACTGAATATAGAAAGAAGGTGAAACATGAGCCGATACACGGAAGCACAGAAGAAAAGCGCGGAAAAGTATCTAAAGCAATTTATCAACGTTACTTTTAGAGTGACGCCGGAAGAAAAGCACGAGATCGAAAAACGCGCGGCGGCGGCCGGTAAAAGTGTAAATCAATTCTTAAAAGATAAAGCGTTGACAGATTAAGAAGCGATACGCGGCACCGGGAAAAGAACAAAATCGCAAAAACACCACAAAAACCTGACCATTGCGCCAAAATTTGCGGCGTGTTATGGTATAGTCAAAGAAAGATCGTTCAAGGCAATTTGTCGACGGTCTTTTTTTGTTGCCAAAATTAACCAGGGAAGGCGGGAAACGATGAAAGAAACCACAGACAACAAAATAACCGGCGTTAATTCCGCCGATAAAGTTCTAACAGGCAAGGAAAAACGACAGCAAAACTTAAAACCCTTTAACAGCCTGGATAAAGACAGACAACATGAGATTAGATCAATGGGTGGTAAAGCATGCCAGGAAAAAATAAGACAGCGTAAAACGATGAAAGAGCAATTGATTGCTTTCTTGGATGGCAAAGTAGACAGAGAAACAGCAGTGAAATATTTGGGACCTGACGCGATCGGCTTAACAGATGACAACCTGACTTATCAAGGGCTGTTAACTGCCAGAATGTGGCAAGAAGCGACCGAAAAGGGCAACGCTAAAGCCGCCGAATTTATCCGCGATACATCCGGCCAAAAAGAGAAAGACAGTTTACAGATCACTTGCGACATTATGACCGACGCGGACCGGGCCTTAATTGCAAATATGGCCGATCTTTTGAGCAAAAAACAAGACTAAAGCGCGTTTTATCGGCAGTTTGCACAACGTAAAATAGGCCATAAAAGCGGGTTAAAATGCTTATAAACCGCGTGGTTGACACGTTTCTAAGGGGTTTTATACAATAGCGTTAAATTAGACTTTAACGCTAAAATACAAAGAAATCACTTAAATAACTATAATCTATCAACATACTACATGAGAGAGTAAGAGTATATAAAGAGAAAGACTAAAGCAGAAAGAGAAAGCGGTTAACCGATGGGGCTTTTCCCTTCTGCCCTTGATTTTGTGGGGCTTCTTTTTCTGCGGGTGTCCCTGTCTGCGGGGAGTGTCCAGGATCTTTGGCATAGACCACCCCCCCACCATCGGGATGCCGCCCGGCCTTATAACGTATACTCTCCTCGAAAAATTTTACTATTTTTTCAATTCGGGATGACAACAAAAACAGCGAAAGAGATAAGGGAAGAAGTCGCAAGAGGGCATAAGCCAAGCATCGGAGAATGGCGAGTATTGATGTTGGACTACTGTAAAGACCACATTGAATACTTCATTGATAAGTACGGACACATAGAAGATAAATCGGCAGAGGACTTGATACAGCCGTTTAAACTATGGCCCGCGCAAGTAGAAGCCTTAAACAGTATCATGGACCATAAATGGAACATCATATTAAAGGCTCGTCAGTTAGGCTTTTCATGGTTGGTAATGCACATTGCGGCTCACCTAATGATAACTTCATACGGAAAATTGGTAATAGGACTGTCAAAGACGGAAGAAGAAGCGAAAGAGCTTGTCCGTAGATTGGCGGTCATTTTTCGTTATATGCCGGAACTGATAGCGGAGAAAGATAACGTACCCGAAGGATGGGACGGACCGATATTCAATTCCACGGCATTAACGTTAAACATAGTATTCCCTAATGGAATGGAATCGAACTTTAAGGCGTTGGCATCATCACCTGGTGCCGGTCGTTCCTTTACCGCGAACCTGTTGATATTTGATGAATGGGCGTTTCAGCAATTTGCACGCGAGATATGGGAAGGTGGCTTTCCGACAATCAACAGAAAGAACGGTGGTAAAGTAATCGGCTTATCGACAATCGCGCGAGGTTCCTTATTTGAAGAAATCTACACCGATCCCGATAACGGCTTTAATAAGATATTTATTCCGTGGTACGCAGACCCTTCAAGAGATGAAGAGTGGTACGAACAGACCAAACGAGCTTTGGGTGACGGAATAACAGCAGAATACCCCGCGACAGTTGATGAAGCATTGCAAGTACCTGGTGGCGCGTTCTTTCCAGAAGTTACAAAGGACAGTCATGTAACAAAGGAAGAACTTAAGGGCGAATTACATCGTTATTGCGCTATTGACTACGGACTTGATGCTTTATCAGCCTTGTGGGTAAGCGTTGATACGCAGAACCAAGAGCAAGGATACCGTTACTTAAAGGAGCCAAACCTTACGATAAGTCAGGCTTGTGAACTGTTAAAAAGCCGAAGTGCTTATGAACACATCGATTTTTGGCTTGCGCCTGATGACTTGTGGAACAGAAGACAGGAAACGGGTAAGAGTGCGGCAGACATATTCCTTGAGAACGGAATCAGCCTAATAAAAGTCAACCGTGACTTGTTTAACGGTTGTATGCAGATGAAAGAACACTTAAGAGTGAGGGAAAACGGGAAACCGAACCTCACTTTTTTGTATGGAACGTGTGATGACTTAATCCACGACTTACAAAAGATACAGAAAGATAAGAACAAACCCACGATATACGCAAAAACCCCGCATGAATTAACCCACGGCCCCGATGCCTTAAGGTACTTCTGCACATGGTGGACAACACCGGCGGCAGAAAATGAGCGTAAAAAACGCGCCCAAAGGTGGTCACAGGATCTTTTAGAAGATTGGGACAACGGGAACGAGGAAATGCGGTCAATGATGCGTGAACGCTTTGGAGAACCCGTAAGATGAAATGGTGGAACAAACTTATGAGAAATATTGTTAAGCCTGAAGAATCGAGAAAACTTAAAGAGTGGAAGGACAAATACGAAAGAGCAACGTCTGAGTATAGCGAAAACCTTCAGTTAATGGACGTTTATGACAAAATGTACGCAGGCGACCGCCACGTTAACCGAAACCCCAATTATGGCGGTGGACAGTCGAATGTAATGTCTGTTAACGTGCGAAATATCACGTTTGACCTTATTGAATCCGAGGTTGATAGTGCGATTCCGTTCCCTAAAGTCATTCCGATACACGCGGAAGACGAAGAACAGGCAAAAATCCTTGAAGCGTTCTTACGCGGAGAGATAGACAAACAGCATTTTAAAGCTAAAAACGACGTACAAGAAAGAACCACTCCCGTTCAGGGTGGTTCTTTTAATATCATCGAATGGGATAACTCGATAAAAACGCATTGTGCTGTTGGCGATTTGGCGGTTAACGACCTTCATCCGAAGCAGGTTATACCCCAGGAAGGCGTAACAGAACTTGAAAAGATGGATTACGTCTTTGTTCGCTCTAATCAGACTAAAGATTACATTAAACGCCGCTTTAACAAGGATGTTGATAGCGAAGAAGGCGTTTCTGATGGCGAAGATAAGCCTTTAGACAACATTGTTGAACTTGTAACCGTTTATTACAAGAACAAAGACGGTGGAATCGGCCTTTATCGTTGGGTTGGTGACGTTGAAATCGAGGATTTGGAAGACTACGAAGAGCGCAGAATCAAGAAATGTAAGGAATGTGGTGAAACAGTAGTCGGTGATGAGTGTCCTCATTGCGGTTCAAAGAAATTTGAAGTTGTTACAGACGAAATGGACATTGTTAAGGTTCCTATTCCTTTGACTGACGAAGCCGGTAACACGGTAATAGGCATTGACGGAACACCAATCTTTACCGTGAAAGAAGTTGAAATCCCTTATTACAAGCCTGGAATGTTCCCTATCGTTTTGAGAAAGAACATTTCCAAGTATAAATCCTTCTTAGGCTTCTCCGATGCGGCGGCTATCGAAGACCAACAGGACACTATCAAAAAGTTGGGTTCAAAGATAAACGAAAAGCTCTTAAAGGCGGGTTCAATTTTGACAATGCCTAACGGAGTTCAGTTCCAGAAGAACGAAGAAGAATTTAAGATCCTTCGAATTGATAATCCTCAACAGTTGAGCATGATTCAGGTAGTTACTTGTCAGGCAGACGTATCAAAGGACATGAGCTTCCTTGAAATCAATTATCAATGGGCGAAATCGGCATTAGGTATTACCGATGCTTACCAAGGTAAATACGATTCTTCCGCTACATCGGGTGCGGCAAAACAGTATTCAATCAATCAGGCCGCAGGCCGTTTGGAATCCAAGCGAGTAATGAAGAACGAAGCATACGCAAAGTTGTATGAATTGATGTTCAAGTTTGCTTTAGCTTATGCAGACCAACCGATTCCCATAACAATGTCAGGAAAAGACGGTGAATTAGAGTTTAGTCATTTTGATAAATCCGACTTCATCAAGTTTGACGATGCGGGCGAACCTTATTGGAATGACGAGTTCCTGTTTACGATCGATACTACTTCTACCTTGCTTACAAACCGTGAAGCTATGTGGAATCAGAACGACATTAAGTTGCAGAGTGGTGCTTACGGTCCTTTGGGCGACTTAAGAACCATGAGATTGTATTGGCTTGAACAGGAAAGAAACGGTTATCCTCATGCGGGCGAAGTGCTTGCTGAAGTTGAAAAGATGCTTTCACAGCAGAACGAAATGGCACAGGCCCAGGCACAGCCGATGGACTTTAATCAAATTCCAATGGAAGGAGAGATACCAAATGAAATGCCCCAGATGTGATTTTGACGGACAGATTATTAAAAACAAGTTGGTTATGAAGGGCGATAAGTTATTCCGACAGTTAACATACGCCTGCCGGAATAAGCAATGCGCCATGTACAACAAAGAAATCGGACAGGAAGAAATAGAAGTACCTTACGAAAAGGAAGGAGAAGACAATGAGAGCGGTAGTGAATCCTGACAACACAAGAACAATATACGGAGTTTCCACGGACAGCAAACCCACAACCACAGTTGACGGAATTTTTGATTTAGAGGTAGGTGATACCTTTTATGAATCCAACACAGGAGCCGTTTATATGTGGACAGGCTCAGCGTGGGTTGAACAGTAAGGGGGTGCATTTATGGATTTAGTAACATTGGCACTTGCCAAAAAGTATACGGCAGACACCGCAGAACAGTTTGGAGCGGTTAAGGGTGCAAACTGTACACTTTCCGTAACGGAAGTAACGGACGGTCATCAGAATACTTTTACATGGAAAAACGATGATGACGAAACCCAGACAACCTCTTACGTTGTTAAAGACGGTAAGGATGGCAAAGATGGTGTTGACGGTAGGGACGGAATCGACGGAACACCCGTTGAAGCAAACCCTACTTTGGCAGGCACCGAAACCGAGTTAAGTTCAATCGAGATTGGCTCAACCAAGTACAAGATTGGTACCGCAACAGACTATCCCGACTATGCAAAGACCGAAATGGAAGAAGTAGCGACTAAAATTGAAAACTACATTGCTTCCATTAACAACCCCATTATCATCGGATTCAACACTGACCAACATCTTTTTGCAGGTGATAACGATGATTCGGACAACAAACACGCAGTAACAATGGACACTGCTTACGGACTCCGTACATTGCGAGATTTGACTAAGAGATTCCCCTTCAATCTTGTTGTTCTTGGTGGTGATGCAGGTGACGGAGATACCATTTCCAAGACTCAGCAGGATGTCTTATTTGTAAGCGAACAGATGCAGGGAGCAAATTGCCCTTATGTTCATTTGGTGGGCAACCATGATGGTGGTCAGATTAACACCACAATTACCCGTGACCAAATTTTCAAATCTCATGTAACTCCTCCTTACCTTAACAAGACATTCACAATCATTGACAAAACAAGTGCTTACTTTGATGACCCCACCTGCAAGGTGAGATTTGCCTTTATTGATTCCTACACCAAGACAGGCATATGGACTCTTAACGATGTTAAACGTGTATTAACAGATGCCTATGATGGACTGCCTCTTGACTACAAGATGATTGTTATCAGCCACATTTATCTTAGCGGTGCTGTTGCTACAACATGGGGACAAACGGATGGTGCGGATTGTTCGGCTATTCTAAACAGAATAAGAAGCGTTTTGCTGTGTTGTATCAATGGACATACGCACAAGGACGAAAATGATGATGTTGACAGAATCACATTTATTGCTACCACCTGTGCAGCGGCAAATAACAACAATAGGGACGGAATTAATCCAAGACCGAAGGGAACAGCTAAAGCCACGGCATACGATGTATTTGTAATTGATACTGATAACGAGGTAATCCATGCATTAAGATATGGTGACGGACAGGACAGAACCATTTCCTATGCTCACGCGTATACTCCCGTCGAACCGCCCAGAGGAAATGTTCTTACTGGATTAACTTGGGAAGATGACATGAGAAACACCTCAAACGGTGGCACTACCGAAGCAAGTGGTTATTCTGTTTCAGACATTTTTGCGGTTAATTCCAATGACACAATCTACTTTGCTGACGGCTTGATTCCTATCGACCAATCCGCATGGGAACAGTACGATGACTTAGGCAGAAAAGTCAAAGACATGGAAGGTATTGATGCAACGGCATACGGATATGACTACAACAAGAGTTATTTGACCTTGGCATTTAAAGATTCAAGTGATGCTCATGTATCAGTTAAAGGTTTCTACGAAGAAAATAACTACAAAAAGACCACACCCACGGAAATTACGGCAGTAGCGTGGACAAACGCAGAGTATTATCCGAGCGGTTATTTGAAATCAATCGTAGTCGGAAGCCGTTCTGGATATGCGAACATTAAGGGTGCAAGGATCTGTATTCCTACATCCATGAAGGCAACCGCAGACATTCGTGTCAACGAACCATTCACATAAGAATAATGGGCGGTATGTAAAAGTACCGCCTATCTTTAAGGGAAAGGAGAACCCATGAGTACAAGAGATAACCTTTCCGACAACTTTATAAACGTTAGGTCTTACGGTGCGGTGGGCAATGGAACCACCGATGACACCGAAGCGGTTAAGAACGCGTTTAACGTAGCGGCTGTTACGGGAAAACCCCTTTACATTCCCAAAGGCGAATACCTTGTAGGATGGGGACAGATAGTAACAAACATTACCGCAAACGGCATAAGGATTCTTGGTGACGGAATGTTCAGTTCCATTATCAAGATGAAAACCGACCACAACAACGGTGCGTTTGGCAACGGTGTCATTTTAAAGAACTTAACAAACGCAAGCATTACCCCCGACGTATCAATTAGCAATATTAGTATTCGTTGGGACGGAAATGCAGAACTTTCGCAGACGGATTTGCAATCAAGATTACTTGGCATTTACGGCTATTTCGGCAAGGTATATGTCGATAATTGTTACTTCCATCTTAGCGGTGTAGAGGGGTTAATGCCACCCGATTGTTGCGTGTTTATACAGTTGGGCGCGGAAATCATTTCGTTTAAGGATTGTATATTTGAAAACTTCACCAACCGTCAAATTGGTGGCGGTCTTTGGATAATGCCCGATGGCGCACCCGATTCGAATGGAGTTATTACCCATTACGAAATTAAACAAATAATTGTTAAGAATAACGAGTTTAGAACATCTAATCAAGACGAAGCGTTAACGTTGTATCCAACATACTCAAACAACAATCCAAGTCATTGCTTGCGTGATGTGCTGATTGATGGAAACACATTCAGACATAAGAATTGGATTAACCCTAATGCGAATCCTCACAAGACACAGGGAATGTTGACGGTGTTTGTTTATAACAATTCAGCTCCCGTTGTTGAAGGTAATATTGTTATAAGCAACAACATACTTGAATCGGATTACGCCGACCAAGAATTAATAAGGGTAGTCGGATTTACGGGTGTTGATATTGTGGGAAACCACATTACTGTTAACAAGACAAGTCTTACCGACCCAAAAGACCAAGCATTAAGAGCGATATACTTTGGTAGAGATACAAAAGGAACAGTCAGAGATAACTACCTTGATTATTCAAAGATAACAACCTTTGAAGTTAAATTATCGATTCACCAAACCGCACAGGCATTGTGGAAAAACAACGTGATTATAACGGGTTATCACTTTGGTATTAGTCCAAGTGCAAGTTCGGTAGTAGCCTTTGAGGGAAATACGGTTTATCCGTTGAATAATTCAAAATTCATTATCCGCAAAAACAATGCAGACTCAAGATTGTTTGTTTACAACAACATTGTTTACGGAAACACGTTTCTTAATCATCTTTACGGTTCAAACTTTATCGTAAAGGGCAACCATTTTAATGCGGATACGGGAACCGATAACTCTTACTCCGTTCCAACAAAGAACAATTCAACGGGTTCACTTGATTATCAGATGAACGACGGAGTTATCCTTATGTTTATGGACACAAACGTATTAACTAAGATTCCTTCGTTTAAGTACACGGGCAAGAGAAGCGACCTTAAGTTCTTTGCAAATGGTGCTTGGGTGCAAGATTCTCCTTCGGTAAGAGCGTTGTTCTTTGATTCATGCGACATAACATACTTAGGATAACCCTATAACAGTCATAGTCGGTAGATTTGGGCGGTACAGAAACCTAAATGGTAAATGTACCGCCTATCTATTAAACGAGCGTACAGACGCTTATACGAGGTTGCGATATGAAAGCACCTATACCATTAATAGCATTTTTAGTTGATGTTTACATTTATTCAGAAGTCAAAAGGAAAATCATAAAAAGAGTTCTGTGTGATGGCATGAAACCTTGCGAACTTGAGGACGAGTTCGGTTATTCATCACGGCAAATAGAAAGATACGTCAAAGAAGGACGAGATATGTTAGCCGAAAGAATGTCGGTCTAATGTCGGAGTTCTGTCGGTGATTCCTAATTGATTGAGTGTTACGCTTAAATCAAGAAAGGGGAACCGGCATGAGCTTCATTATGAAAAACCCAAACCCACATGGTTTAAGAGTTGGTGATTGTGCAATAAGGGCAATCTCCATAGCACTTGATAAACCTTGGAATGATGTTTACTCCGAGGTTGCAATGGAAGGTTTAATGCTTTCCGATATGCCTTCGTCAAACAGAGTGTGGGGCAAATACTTAGAAGAAAAGGGATTTAAACTTAATATTGTTCCTGATAGTTGTCCTGATTGCTATTCTGTTTCGGATTTTGCTAAAGACTATCCCAGGGGAACCTATGTGTTAGGTTTAGGACATCACACCGTTTGCGTAAAAGATGGTTCTTATTATGACACATGGGATTCTGGTGGAGAAACAGTCAAGTATTATTGGCAGAAGGGAGAAGACAATGTTTAACTTTCAGACAATGAACAACATGATTTCGATGATGAATCAGTACAAACAGAATCCCGTTCAATTACTGTCACAACGGTTTAAGTTTCCGAGTGACTTACAAGATCCTGAGAAAATTATTCAGCACTTGCTTGACACCAATCAGGTAACGCAAGCGCAGATTGATACCATAAAAGCCTACAAGGACAATCCGATGTTTAAACAGTTTTTTAAATGATATTAAAGTCGGTGCGCAAGGCTTTGATATATACGGACCATCAATGGTGGTGGTTCCTAACCTTTATAGTTTAAAAGGAGAATAATATGGCACTTACAGATGAAGGTGGCATGGTAATGCCCGTAGCACCCACAGGCGGTGGTTTCGGTGGTTTCGGCGGTGGCGATTCTTGGGCGTGGATTATTTTGTTATTCCTCTTTGCTGGTGGCGGTTTTGGTAACGGCTTCGGTGGTGGAAATAACATTTATCCTTGGATGAATCAGGCTGACATTACCACAAATGGATTCCAGAACGCGGCTATTAATTCCGCAGTAACAGGAGTTCAGAACAGTATTACAAGTGGTTTTGGCGATTTACAGACCGCGCTTTGCGGTGGCTTTGCCGGAGTAAACGCTTCAATCACAAACGCATCCATTAATGCGACGCAGAACACAAACGCAATTCAGTCTCAGTTAGCTCAGTGTTGTTGCGATAACAAAACCGCTACATTACAGACTCAGGCTATCGTGCAGAGTGAAGGCGCGGCTACAAGACTTGCAATTCAGAATCAGACTCAGGCAATCCTCGACAAGATGTGTCAGCAGGAAATCGATGCGCTTAAGGCTCGCAACGCTGAGTTACAGAATCAGGTACTTGTTCAGAATCTTGCCGCATCACAGACCGCGCAGACAGCACAGTTGATTGCAGACAATACGGCACAGACACAGTACATTGTCAACCGAGTTGCTCCTTACCCGATTCCCGCTTACACCGTAGCAAATCCCGTTACACCCGCAACTTTAATCTAAAGGGGGTACGGATATGCACAAGATGGAAGAACTTAGGGAAAAGCTTGTTAAAGAACTTGAAGAACTTTCAAGCAAAGGCGAAATGTCGATGGGTAGCCTTGATGCAATCGACAAACTTACTCATTCTATCAAATCTATTGATACGATTCTTGCCATGAGCGGTTATTCGGGCGATGAATACGCTTACGACTACAATCGTGGCAGAAGTTACAAACGTGATTCAATGGGTAGATACGCAAGGGACAACTACTCAAGAGCAAGGTCTTATGACGGTTATAGCCGTGACGATGCAAAAAGGGAAATTTCCGAAACCCTTAAAGAACTTTCGAGAACCGCTAAAGACGGTGAATCTAAACGCATGATTGAAGAATGGATGCGTGAAATCGAAAACTAAATATCGGTAGTTAAAAGCACTTACTTCGGTAGGTGCTTTTTTCATACATAAAATTCGCGATGGGCCGCGTAAAAACCCAGAAAGGAAATCGAATATGAAGTACAACTTACAGTTTTTTGCTGATGAAAATGTCAGCACAGGCGCAGAAGTGTCTGCCCCCGCCGAGCAGACAGGAACGGTGAGTGAGAATGTCACGACCGAAGCAACCGAGGGTTCTGCTACGCCCGAAGGAGCGAATCCTTCAACCCCTGAAGCACCGGCCCCTGACATGAACGCTATCTTTGCAAACGCAAGGCGTAGAGCAGAAGCCGAGTTCAAACAGAAACAGGCCGCGCGTGATGCCGAGTACGCAAGAAGGTTTGGTAACTTTACCAATCCCGAAACCGGCAAGCCTATTCAGTCTGAAGCCGACTACCTTGAAGCCTTAGATGCACAGGAGCGTGTAAAGGCGAAAGCCGAATTGGAGAGCAAAGGTATTGATTACGGCATGATTGACCGCATGATAAACAACTCTCCTCAGATGCGTGAAGCACAGCAAGTGATTCAGGAAATGAAAGCACAGAAGGTTGAACAGGCCATTCAGAATGACTTGGCTGAACTCAACAAGATGGATGCTTCCATTACTTCACTTGAAACTGTTCCCGCTGACGTTATCGAACTTGCAACGAAGAATGGTTTTTCACTTGTGAACGCCTACAAGATTGCAAACTTCGGCAAGGTAAGCGCACAGCAGACTTCCGCAATACAGCAGAGAACCATCAATCAGATTAGCGGTAAAGCACATTTAGCACCCGTCAACGGTGTTGTGCAGAACTCTAACGAGGTTGAGATTCCCGCAGACCAACTTGCTTCTTGGAAGGAATGGTATCCGAACCTTTCGGCTTCCGAACTTCGCAAGAAGTACAACAGAGTTTTAAACGCACATTAATCAAAAAGGAGATTTTATTATGTTTGCTTACAGAAAATCATCTAACGTTGGCAACGCACCTGAAATCATTCAGGTTCCTGCTAATAATGGCACTACTTACACTATCGGACAGGCACTTTTCCTTTCAAGTGGAAAGGCTTCCGCTTGCACAGGCACAAACGTTCCTGAATACATCAGTGCAGAAGCTAAGACCGCTGTTACCGGCGATACTCTTTCTTGCTACCTCGTAGAGAAGAACCAGGAGTACGAAACCGAACTGACAGGTAGCGGTTCTCTTACTGTTGGTGCAAAGGTTACCACAGACGCAACAGGCAACAAGGTTACCACAACCACAACCAATGGTGTTGCAGAAGTTGTTAAGGCTTTTGGAACCACTTCTGGCTCAAAGGTATATGTAAGATTCTAATTCACTAAGCAAAGGAGATTAAAACTATGGCTATTATTTTCAGCGAAAATTCAGGAATTAACGACGTCCTCTTTAAAGACGTTGACCTTAGAATCAAGTCTTGGTTACTTGATTACGACACCGAGAAGAACAACTATGACGAAACCCTTAACGCTATGTACAACGTTGGTAAGTCAAGTCAGTTCGGTGAGAAACTTGGTTCCGTTACCGAGTTTGGCGATTTCGAAATCGTTCCCGAAGGTGGAAACGCTATTCAGGATGATATTCAGGCTGGTTTCGACAAGCTCATCATCCATGAACAGGCTTTAAAGAAATTCACCGTAACCGCTAACATGGTTGAAGACAAGAAGATTGAAGACATGAAGATGAAGGCTGAAGGCTTTATGCGTTCCTACAAGAGAAGCCGTCTTGCACTTGGTACTGCACTTCTTACCGGCGCAACTCAGACTTCCGTAACATGGGGCGGCAAGGCTTTCGATACCACCTCTAACGATGGTGTTGCTCTTTTCTCAACCGCACACCCTGGCAAGAAAGCAGGCGTAGCTAATCAGACCAACCTTTTCCAGGATGCTTTCGGTTCTGACGACAGCGTTCTTTACGCACTTGCTAACCACGGTAAAAACCTCATGAACCAGAGCGGTATGCCTATGGGTTATGAGTTCGATACCATTATCCTTCCTTCCGATGCTCCCGCACTCGAAAGACTTGTTCGCAAGATTATCGCTTCCGACCATCAGGTTGGTAACGACTACAACGATGTGAACGTTTCTAAGGGCAAGTGGAAACTTGTGGTAGATCCTCTTTGGACAACCGCAGGCGTTTCCAAGAAGCCTTACATCATCACTTCTTCTCAGGCTAACAAGGAACTTCGCGGTGCTATGTTCTATGACAGAACACCTCTTACCGTTAGAGATTGGGTTGACAACGACAACTACAACCTCAACTTCTCTGGTAGATTCCGCGCAGGCGCAGGCTTCAATGATTGGAGATTCGCAATCATGGGCGGTGCTGCAAGTGGTTCAAGCATCTAATAATTTGTCTGCATGAAGTCCTCCCGCCCCTGAGTACGCTCCAACGGAAAAGGGGTGGGGACTTTTGCTTAAGGAGGATTATATGGCACCTAAAGGTTTAAAAATCGGAGATACATTCGATGAAGTGGATTGTTGCGGTGTTTTCAGAAACAGAGTTATCGGCTTTGATGACCAGGGCCGTTACATCGCAGAGTTTGTATGTAAAGTAGAACCTAACGTTATTCCCGTTAAAGAAGTAATCGAGGAAGAACTTCCTTTTACAATTCCCGATGACGAGTTAGTTGAAGAACAGCCGGTTGTTGAGGAAGTAAAGGAAAAGAAAACGGCCCCTAAAAAGACCACAACAAAGAAAAAGACCACAGCAAAGAAGACCTCTAAAAAGTAGGAGATAAGAAATGGCAACTTGGTTTGATATAAAATTTCGCACCATGAATAAGATATATGCATCAAAGGGTAACGATATTCCCAATGATTCATCGTCTGTTGATTACATAGCGGCTATGCCTGGTGCGTGTAACGAAGCGTTACAGTTGCTTGCTACGGCGGGCAAATTCATTATTAAGTCCATACAGATAGCACATAATCCTGTTAAGAACCTAATTGCTGACGGCAAAAGAATCCTCTCGTCAGAAGGCGGTACATTAACGATTCAGGCCACAAATGCAAAGTCTTTGTATGCGGAAGTGCTTGGAAACGTAACAATGACAATATCGGTTGACGGCTTTGTAGTATCAAGCGAAAGTATATCAAGCAAGTCGCATTATTCTCCCGTAAGAAGACTTATTACTAATCCAGATAACAAAAACGTAGAAGTAAGTTTCACATCCGACTACCCTTTAGCAATTAAGAATTATGCCTTGTATGGTGCAACTTTTGAATCTGCTGACGATGTTCAGAGTTTCGCGGAAGTATGCAAGTACGATTTAAAACAGATGGCTGATTCGTTCTATATGCTTTCTCAGGACGGAGTTATCTTTGAAGGAAGTCAGGGTATTTCCCGTTATGAATTGACTTCAGACTACTACGAAGAAGGTGGAAGCATATTAGTCCTTGATAGAGATAAGCCTGGCAACTACACGATTTACTACCGCGCTTATCCGCAGACTATTACGGCAAGCACACCTGATGACTATGTTCTCGAACTTGACCCTGAAGTTGATGCGTTGGTTCCTTTGTACATGGCATCACAGTTATACAAAGAAGACGATAACGCATTAGCTACTACTTACCGCAACGAGTTCGAAGCAGGCTTTGAACGGTTAAAAGATGCCAAGAAGGAAACATCAAGCGAAAAGTTTTCAAGTGAAAGTGGGTGGATTTAATGGCTGTTCAATTCAAAGTTCCTAAATCTGTTCCGCGATCGACAGCCGTTATTGACGAATTTCTTGGAGTTGACTTCACTAATTCGTCTGCCGCTATCGATATTCGTAGAACCGCAAATGGACAGAATATGATTCGTTCCGTCCCTGGTAAGGTCCGTAAGTCATTAGGATGGACAACTCAAAAGACATACAAGATTGATGATGTAGGACAGAAGATAAACGGTTGTCACTTCCTTAGAGGTGAAAGCACTTATCTCATTCATGCCGGAACAAAACTCTATAACGGTGACACGGTTGTTTATTCAGGAATGAATGATGCACGTTCAATGTCATGGGAGTTTGATAAGAAACTCTACATTGTTGACGGAAAGCAGATGATAGTCGTTTCAAAGAACAGTTCTGCCTATTCCGCTTCAACCGTTGAAAGCGTGGCATATATTCCTACGTTAACAATTTCAAAAGACCCTTCTGGTGGCGGTACGGCTTACGAAGATTTAAACCTTTTACAGCCAGGCTTCACCGAACAGTTCTTAGGACAAGCGGGCGTAACGGATTACAGTTTATCTTTCGGTGGCTTGGATGCTACCCCCGTTACGGCACAAGTCTTATCTGCTCAGGGTGAGTGGGTAGACAAAGAGGAAAACGTTGACTTTACGGTTGACCGTTCTTCGGGAACAGTTTCTTTTAACTCTCCCCCCGGCATTTCCCCCGTAACAGGCGAAGATAACGTAAAGATTACGGCGTACAGAACGGTAAGCGGATACGCTTCTAAAGTTAATAAGTGCAAGATTGGAGTATTGTATGGAGCAAACGGTGGCAATGACAGATTGTTCTTAACCGGCAATCCCGACTTTATCAATTACGATTGGTATTCCGAATCCTATATGCCGACTTATTTCCCTGATACAAACTATTCCAAACTTGGTTCCGATGCTTCAGCGATTATCGGTTATTCCAAAATCGGTAACTACCTTGCAACACACAAAGACGATTTTGAACGCGACCAAAACATCATCTTGCGTGGAAGTGCCACCATAGAAGACAAGGCCGTGTTCAGGATTATGAACGCCTTACAAGGTTGCGGAGCATTGGCACCTTACTCGTTTGGTTACATTTCCAACGAGCCGTTGTTCCTTACAACGCAAGGTATATTTGCCGTTACCGCACAGGATGTGACCGGCGATAAGTATTCGCAGAATCGAAGTTTCTACTTAAACGGCAAGTTGCTTAATGAATCTCATCTGGAAAACGCATACGCAGTTGTCTACAAGGATATGTACATTCTTGCAGTCAACGGCGTTTTGTACATTCTTGACGGATTACAGTCAGTTATGTCCGATAAATCCTTACCTTATGCGACAAGACAGTTCTGCGGATTCTACCGCACGAATGTGCCCGCTAACTGTATGTGGGTTTACGATGAAGCATTATGGTTTGGTTCCTTAGACGGTAAAGTTTGCAAGTTTGCTACGGATGAAGATTCGTTAACAAGTTACACCGATGACGGAGATCCTATTGAAGCAATTTGGGAAACGCCCGACATAGAAGGAAAACTTTTCTATAAAAACAAGACACTTCGTTATATCGCGGTTCGATTGGATTCAGCTTTGAAGACGTCAATCAAGGTATACACAAAGGGACGTGAAGATTGGGAACTCGTCAAAGAGGATTCATCAAACGGTGACACCTTTGACTTTGGCGATATTGACTTTGGCAACTTTGCTTTTGGCGGCGATATGTCGCAGATGATTTCCACAGTCAAAACAAAGGTTAAGAAAGTTGATAAGTTCCAAATTAAGTTTGTAAACAGCGAAAACGAAATGCCGTTTGGATTGTTTGAAGTAGGATTTGAGTTTGTCGAGAACGGCAACTTTAAGCCGTAAAGGAGAGAGATATGAGTTTAACAAAAATCGAAGCATCAGATTTAACCAATAAAGGTGTTACGGGCCTTCCTCAAAAGCCTGGTCTTTCGTATTCACAGATGCAGGCAAAGTTTGATGAGCTTGTCCGTGATGTAGTCGTAGAGAAGTTCAATGCTCTTTCCGGCGAACTTGATGTAATTGTTGGAAACGTTACTGAGGTAACTGTTCCCACAACGGCATGGGCATCAAACACACACGAAACCTACACAAAGAAAGCGGTAATTGAAACCGACAAGTTCTCCGATGACTTTATTCCCGTAGCGGTAGACTTGATTCCTTCGGATGGTTCCGCGTTCTTTAGTGACGGAGAAACAACCGCTATGAGCCTTCTTAATCAGAACGTGGAGTTTAGTTCTGAAGCGGTAACGTTCTACGCAAAAGGAACACCTTCAACGAACTTAAAGTTCAGAATCAGAGGCGGTGATGAATAATGTCGGTAGCACCTATTAGAACGCTTAAACGAAGTGTTGGTGGAGCAAAAATTACATATTATGACGGAAGCACCGAACTTGGATTTGAGTATGTTGCAGAAGGACAAGACGTATTACATCCTTCCGTAACAGTTCCGACAAAGAGCAATAAGACTTTTATCGGTTGGGGTACTACCACATCGGAAAGCACATGGGTAGGTGAGTTGACCGCCACAGGACAACCGATGAACCTTTACGCGCTTTACCTTGACAACACCGTGACCGTTATTTCAAGTAACGTGATTCGTGTATCGGGTTACACTTCTGGTTCGATAAAGGTATCGGTAACGGCTACATGGAACACTCAATCGCAATCGAGAACATTTACCTTAAACAAAGGCAGATACGAAACGGCAACGGCTGTATTGCAAGGCAACTTTAGTGCTTACACAGTCGGTACGGCTATGCCTAAAGGCATTTTTAAATTTGGCGGTGCGACCATTTTTGAACCGATTGGTAGCGAAACAACGGGTTCAGCAACAAGAACGCTTAATAATGGCCCACATACTATGTATGTTGAAGCAACGGCCTATGGTGATTACTCACAGTATGGCGAAGGTTTAATAAAAAGTTTGGTTTTATCTAATCCCACGGCATGGACTTAGAAAGGAGATAATGAAGTCATGAAACAGTTAACAGCGGTAGGTGCGGCGGTATACACAGCCGTAGGTACAATTGGTGGAGCAATCGTTTATTTGATAGGCGGTTGGGACACGGCATTACAGACACTTGTTACCTTTATGTTGGTTGATTACATTACGGGAGTAATGCTTGCGATTCTCAACAAGTCAAAGAAATCGCCTAAAGGTGGCTTGAGTTCTGAAGCAGGGTTGAAGGGTATCTTTAAAAAAGCGGGTATGCTTCTTGTTGTAATTGTAGCTAACAGAATCGGCGTTATGGCCGGTTCCGACACAATCAGAAATATCTGCGTGATTATCTTGGTTGCGAATGAAGGCTTATCAATTATAGAGAATCTTGGAACAATGGGCGTTCCCGTTCCGAAACCATTAATCAAGTTCATCGAAGCGTTAAAGCAGAACGATGACAAGTATACGGAAGAACCTATTTCCGATGAGGAAAACCAACATGAAGAAAGTGAGGAAGTGGATACTTAAAGCAAGATTCTACGCAAACAGAATTATCAGAAAGACACTTGACACTTTGGAATACTTAGAATTGTTTTGGTGAAAGGAGCAATTATGCACGTTGTATTACCTACACTTGACCCAACAAGGGGTGGAACAATTACCCCGCCTAAATCTCAGGGCGGTGGTGGAAGTCATAACAGCGGTGGCGGTGGAAACCACGGTGGCGGTGGAAAGTCGCGCGGTGGAAACTCCGTAGAAGAACCGAAAAAAGAAGAAAAGAAATGACTTCGTATAAGCCCCTATACGCAAATTAACTACTCAATGGCATAAATTATCAAACGTTTAAAACACCCCTGAAATCTACCGACTACGGAAGCGACAGGGGTGTTTCCTATTAGGAGAGAAGACTATGACGTTCAGCCCTTTGGTTAATCAAATTAAAATTTCTCCAAACAAGCATCTGCGAAAAGACACCATCGACACAATCACAATTCATTGTTATGTCGGTCAGGTAACGCTTGAACGAGGATTGGAAGGTTTTGCAAATCCTTCACGAAACGCATCATGTAACTACTTAATTGCATATGACGGACAAATCGGTGGATGCGTTCCCGAAGAATATCGTTCTTGGTGTACGGGAACTGGCAACGCAAAAGGTAGCAACGACCACAGAGCGGTTACGATTGAGGTTGCTTCCGACAACAAGCATCCTTACAAGATTACCGATGAAGCGTTTGAATCCTTGATTAACTTGGTTGCAGATATTTGCAAACGAAACAATATCAGAATGTTGCTTTGGAAAGGTGACAAGTCCCTAATCGGTCAGGTAGACAAGCAGAATATTTCTTGCCACCGATGGTTCCAAAACAAGAGTTGCCCGGGCGATTATATCTATGAACGCCTTTCCTTGATTGCGGAAAAAGTTAACCAACTCTTAGGCGTAGCAGAAGCACCGAAAGACAACACGATGATGATGTACCACACCGTCCGCAAAAACGAATCGATGGCGAAGATAGCAGACCTTTATGGTGTTCCTTTGTACGCGGTAATCAAGGCAAATCCTCAGTACAAGAATCCTTCGCTTATTCATATCGGTGACATCATTAATGTTCCCGTGGATTCGGAGAACGTACCTAAGACTTACACGGTTATTAGTGGCGATACACTTTCGGGCATCGGCAAAAAGACGGGTATTGATTGGCACAGAATTGCTGAACTCAATAACATAAAGTTCCCTTACATAATCCGCAAGGGACAAGTTCTTAAATTAAAGTAAAGGAGAATCAAGATGGCTATTGTAAGCAACTACGACAACAAAAAGAAAAACGCCGCCACAATAACTTACACGGCAAACCGTGACGCATCAGGCAAGGTAACTAATTATGGAGATGGCAGATTTGCCAATCAGATTACGCCTACAACACAGACCTATTTCACGGGAGCAGCACTTGACGGAAGCGGCACAATGCAAAACAACGGAAATGGTAAATTTGCCGCAACAATAGATATGAGCAAAGGAAACGCTACACCTTCGCAAATTACACTTGCAAATGGCGTTTCAGTTCCAATAACTAAAACTTCGCTAAATACTACAAGCGGTGGTGGCGATGTTGCAGTTCAGGCGGCCCCCGCTGTTGCGAGCGATCCTTATGCAAGCATTTATTCTCTTTACGACCAGATGAGAGCTTCTAACGAAGATGCCCTTGCGAAGCAAAGACAGGCAAGGCTTAACGCGCTTCAAGCAAACTACAACAACGCTAAGAGCAAACTTGACAGTTCATTTAATTCTGGCGAAACAGAACTTAATCAGAACGCGGACCGTGATTTAAGAGAAGCGTACATCGCAAACAAACTCAATCAGCGCGACATGGCACAGTACCTTGCCGGTCAGGGCGTAACAGGCGGCGCGGCAGAATCCATTCTTGCCAACCTTTACAACACTTACGGAAACAACCGTAATGCTATTGAGAACAACAGAGCAGATAACCTTCGTGCTTTGCTTGCTAACTATCAGGGTACTCTTGGTGACATTGAGAACTCTTACCTTAGCGGTATGGCTGATGCCGATTCTGATTATGCAAGTGCTATTAATAATGCTATGCAGAGTTACTATTCTAACCTTGCTGACTTGCAGAAACAGAACATTGCAAATCAGTACAAGACCGCACTCGGAAAGAGCGGTACTTCTTCAAGCACAAAGTCATCTTCTGATGCTGAAGCACAGGCACAGCAGAAGGCCGATGAGAAGAAGAGAAGTTCTCTTGTTAGCACAATGTCTAAGTACAGAAACGACTACGACACACTTGCATTGTATGCCAAAGAAAACGGCATAGACGTTAATACACCCGAAGGAAGAGATATGTTCTTTGCCGCAGGCGTTAACCCCGATGCGTTTATAGAAGCACAGAACAAAGTAGTATCTAACGATGTAAAGAACGCAGTTATGAACGAACTTGACCGAGTTACCAGAGCGGCATGGAGTAATAACACTCCTGATGAAACAAGAAATAACATGATTTACAACACCATGTTAAGACTTGTAAGCCAGTACGGACTTACCGATGAACAGGCGAAAGCATTACTTGCAGAAGCTGGATACTAAGAAAGGAGCCAATCATGGCAAAACTTTCAGAAACATTTACAAGCAAGGGCGGTTCTTATACCGCCCCTTCTTCTAATAAATCAAGCGGAAAACTGTCTGAAACGTTTTCTTCGAATCCTTCAAACTTTCAGATTCCCACACTTAAAAAAGTACAAGAGGTAGTGGTTGCGCCTTCGGAACCTGTTATGCCTTCCGTATCAGCACAGCCGACTCAGTCAAGCGGTGGCTTCTTTGATACCATTAAGAATTTGTTTACGGGGACCATACCCAAAGTTTCGACAGGTGTTGGCGTTACCAATTCAGCTTCTTTGATGGATAAAATATCTACCAACGCTAATAACAAGAAGTACCAACAAGTTCTCCGCAACAACGAACTTGCTTCTTTTGATGCTAATGATAAATCTGCTGTTGTGTTTACCGGCAAGAACGGAAATAACATTACAAGAGATAAGATTAATCTTTGGTTACAGCCTGACTATCAGTTGTCTAAAGACGAGAAGAAGCAGATTAAAGAGCTGATTAACGAAACTACCAACGTTAAGAATTATCAGAAGTATTTTGGCAACGTTGCCGATGCTAATCAGTTGTATCAGGACATTAGCAGACTTGAACTTCGCACAAAGGGTGCTTTGGGTTACGGTGTTGCTGAAGCAATACCTGGATTCAAGACCGCAGAAAGTGTAGCCGCAAGTGCGCTTGACAAAGCAAACGGAAACACAAGTGTTTCTGATAAGTTTAAAGCGGACCAAGAAGCAACCGCAAATACAACCGCTTATAAAGTCGGTAAGGCAGGCTCCAAGATGCTTCAGTATTACGGCCTTAATCAGAGCGGAGTGCTTAACCCTATAAACTCCAAACTTAGCGGTATTCTTGTACCTATGTTGGGTGAAAAGGCGGGCGGTCGTGTTGCCAACATTCTTTCCGATGAAGTGGCAGATGTTATTCTTGATACCATTCCCGAAGTTGGTGACAACATTCGTTCCGGCATGAGTGCGAGTGAAGTGGCAGACAAAGCCATTGATAACCTTAAACTCAACCTTCTTTATAATGTAGGCGGTGAGTTTGCACCTGATGTTATCAAAGCGATCGGCAACAAGGTTTTCAAGAAAACGGTTGAAGAAGCGGTTACCGATGCGACAAAGACTTTAGCAAATGAAGCCGCAGATGCTACCAAGATTGCCAACAGAGAAGTTGCTGAAAGCGTTGCTAAAAACGTTGAACTTCCAAAACTTGCTGACGAGGTATCATCCGTTGCTAAAAACACAGAAATTCCAACCGCTAAGGAACCCTTAGTAGTTGAACCCAAGACAGAACTTCCTACGGTCACCCAGAAAGGTACACCGCTTATTGGCAATCAGAAGTTGGATTCTCTTACCAATGATGTTGGTGTAAAGCCTACCAAAGAAATTCCTAACGTTGCGACTGAACAAACAGTTCCTTCGACACGCACATCAAAGGTATTCTCTAACACGCTTACAAATAACAACCTTGCCGACTTGAAGAACGAGGTTGATTTGTTAGCGGCACAGTACACACCTCACGTTAACAAAGAAATCCTTGCCGGTGCATACAAAGATGTTACTGAAAATGGCGATGCTTTGTTAAAGGAATACTTGTCAGATGCAAGAACCGTTGCTTCAGATACCGATGTTGATCGCGCAATGCTTTTGTTACATGACTTGGACGATAAGATAAAGGCCGCAACTGAACTTGGAAATGCTGAAGAAGCTGATGCATTAAAAGTACAGTTTGATTCATTGAGAAGAAAACTCCGCTATGGTGGTACAACAGGTGGTCAGACAGTTCAGGCTTTTGCTAAGTGGAACAAGACGGCTGACGGTGCTGTTATCGGTGCTGAAAAAGCGATGGATAACGTTGCTAAAAAGTGGGCCAAGAAGAACACTAAAGAAGCCAAAGCAATCCAAAACGTTGTTGACGGTCTTGTTGGCAAGACTTCTGGCAGACTTGATAAAGCACTTGAAGGCATGGGATTTGATGGAACAATTATTAAAGAGAACGTTCCTGTTACCCGTGAAATGATTGAAGAACGTGTTCGCAACAGCCTTCTTAAAGAGTTTTCATCGGTTGAAAATAACTTTAATGAACAAGATGTTAAGTATCTTGCTTCTCTTATTGAAGCCAAGACACCTGTTGAAACAATTACAGATGAACTTGAACACAGACTTAAACACGGCAAGTGGTATTCCCTTGACGAGAGTACACCCATTAAGGTTGATAAGAGTGCAAGACTTCAGAAGATTCTTGACAGCATGGGCAACAAGCGGAAAGAAATTGCTGAAGCCGTTGAGAAGAATCCAGGTCAGATTCGCAGAGAAATCGAGAACACTTTTGGTGACGAGTTTGCAAGCGTATTTGACGATTTATCTGAAAAGGATATGGATTTCATAGTTGACATGATGATGGATAAGCGCATTGACGATTCGCTTCTTCGTGATGAGTTAGAGCATTATCTCAAGCATGGTTCATTCTTTGAAATTGATAATAGTTTCTTTGAGAAACCCGCAAAGGTTGTTACCAATAAGAAACTCGATTCAATTCTTGCCAACATCGGAAAAACTAAAGATGATATGGCAAAGGCTGTTGAACCTAAGTCATTTGAACAACTCCGTGAGGAAATTGTTAACTCTCTTGATAAGGAAAGCATCAGCGTATTTGATGACATGACTGAAGCAGAGAAAGATTTTCTTACTTCTCTTTTTGCTGACGGAAACATTAGCAAGGATCTTATTCAAGACGAGATTGAGCATAAACTTAAATACGGTAAGTTCTTTACTATCGATGAATCGATTGCAACCAAACAGGCTGAGAATACTCGACTTAAGAATATTCTTTCTAATATGATGAAGCCTGAAGAGCAAGTGGTTGAGAAAGTTCCGTTAACATTCAACGAACTTAAAGCTCAAGTCAAGGAAACTTTTGACAAAGAACTTGCAAGTGTTGCCAAACTCAATGACGATGATGTTAACTATGTTGCAAACATGATGCAGAACGGTTCTTCTTCAAAGGAAATTACCGAAGCACTTCAGAGCAGAATCGCCAATGGTGCTTGGAATGTGTCTGACGATACCGTTAAGAAGGTTAACGAGTTATACGAAACAGCACGCACCCTTGAACCTGGAAGCAAGGCAAGAGTAGACATTGAATCTCAGATTTGGGAAACCCTTGCAGATGACATCTACAAAAATGGTGGAAATTTTGAAAACAAGTTTGATGCCATCCGTTATATGGCTATGCTTGGTAACCTTAAGACTCAGGTGAAGAACATTGTTTCCACAGCCGAGATGCACGCGGTTGACGGCTTTTCAAACAACCTTGCCGCTATCATTGAATCAAGTGTTAACAAAGCACGCAAAGGACTTGGCTTAGAAGAGTTCGAAAGAACCAAAGCGGTTATAAACCCCGCCGCCAAAGCAGACCAAAAACTTTTAAAGGCGGGCCTTGAAGATGCTGAAGCAAAGAGTTGGGCAGAGTTGACCGGTAACGGCAGATGGGGCAACGGCAAGAAAGAAATCGAGAAAGCACAGAAGATATTCAAGTCTAATGGCATGAATAAACTTCAGGATGTTTCCACAAGCGGCCTTGAAAAAGCCGATGATTGGTTCTTAAAGCAAAAGTATTCCACCGCCCTTGCGGGATACCTTAAGGGTAACGGGGCCGATGCTTCCGTATTTGATGCTGAGTATCTTTATAAGATTGCAAAAGACAAAGGATACAGTCAAGAAGTCTTGGATAACCTTAAGAAGCAGATGGATCTTTTGGACAGAGCAAGAGCATACGCAATCAAGAAAGCACAGTACGCTACGTTCCACGCAGATAGCAAACTTGCGGATATTATTTCTCAAACAAAGAGAAATCTTAAAAACAGCGAAAGCGCGGGAGCAAGATTTGTCGGTAAGATGGCAGAAGGTTTTATTCCTTTTGTTAAGACACCCGTAAACGTGCTTAAGAACACGATTGATTTTTCTCCCAAAAGTTTTTATACCGCTATCGCAGACTTCAGAAGAGGTGATATTGCTGAAGGTATTGATGCTCTTTCAAAAGGTTGCACAGGACTTGGCTTAATCTATGCCGGATATAAACTTGCCGATGCGGGAATCATCAGAGGCAAGCAGAGCGATTACGACAAGGCAAAAGGCTACCAGGATTACAGTTTGAATGTTCTTGGACACAGCTTTAACATAGCAGATATTACAAGTGGTAATGCGGGATTCCTTGTTGGTGTGGCTTTACACGACACCCTTGATAAGAAGGGATTGGATTTCGAAGACTTTGTAAATGCCATCGAAAAAGGAAACCTTGCTGAAGCGGCAAACATGATTCCGATTAATGAGGTGGCGAACTCACTTTCAAGTGCGGTTGAACCTATCTCTGAAACTTCAATGTTAACGGGTGTTACAAACCTTATTAATTCAGTTCGGTATGCAGAAAACGGCAACATTATTCCCGCTGTTATGGGAACAATGGCAACAAACTATCTTACTCAGACAGTACCTACCGTTCTTGGACAAGCCGCAAGAAGTATAGACAACACGCGCCGTACTACTTATTCTGCGAACAGCGGTCTTACAGGTGCCATTGAGAAGAACGTGAACAAGATTGAAAACAAGATTCCGTTCTTGTCAAAGAATAACGAACCCTACATTGATATGTGGGGCCGCGAGCAGGCTAACAGTCCGACCGACAATCCTTTAATCCGCACCGCTTATCAATTCGCTTTCCCCGCTTATGCCGGAAAGATTAATGAAAGCGATCCTGTGCTTAAGGAACTCGACCGAATCGGTGCAAAGAGTGACATTAGCATTGATGACATCACTCCTGGCGGTTTCTCCAAGAAGATTGATGGTCAGGCGTTGACACCAGAAGAATACACAAAGTATTCGAAGACAGTTGGACAGGCAAGGTACAATGCAATTAAGATGGCTATGAACAAAATATCTTACCGCAGACTTACCGATACAGAAAAAGTCGAAGTCATCAAAGAGATTTACAACCTTGCAAATTACATAGGTAAGAACGAGATAACCGGCAACGGAGCAAACGAAAAGAACGCGGCCTACAAGAAGTATTACAACGAAGGCCATACAAGTTTGAGCAACGCGGTTGACTACCTTATCTCTAAACACCAAAAAGAAATACCTACACTCAAATAAAAATTGGGGAGCTTCGGCTCCCCTTTTTTTCGTGTCAAAATTCGTGTCAAAAAATTTTACAACGATACCTTGTAAGCCACAACTTTACGTTGTAATTTTAGAAACAAAAAACCCCGTATTCAAAGGCTTTAAACCTTGTAAATACGGGATTTATTGGACTTTTTTATGAGAGCTGATGACGGGAATCGGAAAATTGAGCAATACCCTTAAACACCGCTGTTTATAAGGCTTTCCAAAAATTCGTGTCAAAATTGTGTCAAACGACCATCAGAACATTTCCGAAACTTTCTTTTCTATATTCTTTTGAACACGCAAGGTTTCCTGTTCAATCTCATGCCGGTATACTCGTTTCAATGTCGTATCGGTTCGATGACCAATGGACTTGATAATGTATACATCAGGTATACCCATCGCATGACACATACTCACATAATAATGTCTGAAGGCGTGGAGTTTGAACCGAGGAACCCCGACCGCATCTTGTGCCTTATGCAGATAGCGGAGAATGTTCCCTGGGAATCCTTCATAGACACATCCACGCTTCTTTATTTCATTCGCAAGTTCTTTTCCAATACGAACCGTTCGCACTCCCGATTCTGTCTTGGTAGTCTTAACTTGGTATGTCCCGTCTTCGGTAACGGCAATCGCTTTATCAATCACAACACAATCATCTTTAACTGAATCTGCCGTGATGGCAAGTAGCTCTCCCTTGCGGAAACCAAAACAAGCCATCTTTAATGCAAGCTCATAGTCAGAGCCTTTAGCATAGTTTAAAACTTTCTCAATATCTTCCTTTGAAGGGATGTATTCTTCGTGCGGTATGTTTTGCGGAAGTTTTGTTTTCAGTCTTAAGTCGGGAGAGTACATCGACAGTACCACAGCAATAAAGCCAGATGCGTTCTTGACCGACTTGGGACTTCTTGTTGCCGCGTAGTCGTTGATTTCTCTTTGAACATCAATAGCGGTTATCGTGTCAACCTTCTTTGACTTGAAACCATCGGACAAGTTCTTGAGAATCGATTGGTAGTTCTTTATTGTAGTTGTGGACAAGACATTCTTTTTGGATTGCATATACTCTTGAGCCGCAACAGTAAAGGTAAACTCATGGTTGGCATTGGCATATACATTCCGGCGTTCTAATTCTTGTTGAATCTCTTTCTGTGTCGGCTTCTTGTCAAACGTCATAGAGATAGTTCGACCATTAATCATCTTGCGAACACGAAAAGAGCCGCTTGGTAGTCTTTCTATATTCATGCGTTCTCCATTTCCGCACGTTTACGACAAGGACAATCAAGAATCTGTGTTAGCATCTGTTGATGAAGTTTGTCTTTTTCAAACACCGCTTCAAGCAACATATCCATGCGTTTATCTTTCAAAGATACTTGGCCTTTAAGAAAGTCAATACGCCTGTTGGCAAGTTCGCGTTCCTTCTCCAATTTCTCATGCGACTTAATCTTTTCCTTGTCGAGTGCTGTTTCAAGACCTTTGACTTGTTTTTCAAGTTCCTCAATCCTTTGTATCTTATATCGAAGCAACGACTTTAACGCTTGCACATCCATCGTGTCATCATCTTCGATTGTTTCCATATCGAGTAATGCTTTAGCGATAGGTCGGATTGTGTTTTCGTAGTCAAAGTTTGTGTCTTCAGAACCTTCTGCAAAGATTCTTGACAAAGTAGACTTCGATAAAAAGTCATCGTTCTTTTCCATGAGCGCAAGGATGTCATTGTAAGACAGTTCCTTTTTCTCACGGACCTCTTTAAGTTTCACGATTATTTCTTTTGTGTTTGTCAACTGTTCCTCTCCTTTTCTTACTTAGAACTACTCAAACCCCAGGTACCTTTGCTACGCTTTCCTTGTGAAAGGAAGGTAATTCTCATGGATAAAAAAGCTGAAATTGTTGATATGGTTGAAGAAGTTTACGTTCAATGTATTATTGATTATCTTTATGTGATCGTTCAGGATGCGTGGAAAGTTGCTCTCCATACGCAACAAGCCGCCGAAGATTGTCTTGAGGCTCCTGAACGGAAAACTCTGCATACGGAGTAGTTATACTCTTTGCCTTTGGCGGCACCATACTTTTTACTATGTTAAGAATAGAATCTTGTTGTTCGGCCGTGAGTTGCTCATAACACTTTACAAGTTCAAGAGTACGAAAATCATGCCGTATTTTTACCCATATCCTTGCCTGTTCTTCTGTATAAGGAACCGGCTTTGCATCAATATCAACAGGAAATCCCATCAACCACACGGGGCTTACGTCTAATGCTTCTGCTAATAAAGCCACCCTATCGGATTTTGGTTCTGCATACCCAGATAAGTATTGGTTGATAGAACTTTTCGGTATCTTTGTTTTTTCCACAAGATCTACTTGTTTCATATTTCTCAAAGACATAGCTTCTCTAAGTCTGTTTGCAATAGTGTCTGTTTCTATATGCACTAATCAACACCACCTTTCGTATATATACTTCTCCCAATTGTTATCTTAACACAAAGAATTAAACTTGAAAACAAAAAAGTTTAAAAAAATTAAATTTATCTATTGACAAAAAGTTTACCGAGAGTTAAACTCGGAACATGAAGTTGCACAAACAAGTGCGGAAAGGAGCAGATGATTTGACAAAAAAGAAGATAGCGTTTGACCTCTCTAAACTGAGGGGACGAATCGTTGAGAAGTACGGTTCGGACGGCAATTTTGCTGATGCATTGGGGATTTTGCCGCAACAGCTTAGTCCTAAGTTAACCGGCAAGACGGGT